TCGTGATGATTTTATAGAAGAACATTGGGCAGAGTTATATGAACATACTGTAACTTTGTGCCACGGACACCACAGACAACTACATAAAGTATATGGCCGCAACCCAGCATTGACAACAGCAAAGAAACAAATGCGCTGGGTACAGATTCAAAGAGACAAACATGGCATGGTATGACAGATTTTTTGGCGGTACAGAAGAAAAATTAAATCCTGCTCAGCCTATTATGGGTGGAAGTTCCGAGAGTACTCGGGAACCTACCACTAGCTATGAGCGTCAATATGAAGAGCTAGAGATTGTCAATCGTGCAGTCAATATGGTTGTTGATGATGCCGCTGAGATACCTGCTTTAGTTTCTGGAAATGCAAAACTTGCAGGAATTGTAAAAGGTATAAAACGAGCTAAAGTTGATACTTTATTGAACTATGAACCAAATTTATTTCAAGACATCAATACATTTAAAAGAAACTTAATAACAGATTTTATACTAGACGGCAACATTTTTATTTATTATGATGGAGTACACTTATACCATCTTCCCGCGAGTAAAATGGCTATTCACGGTAGTAAAGATACTTATGTAGAACGGTACACATTTTCACAGGAAATTGACTATTCTCCTAGTGAAATTATACATGTCAAAGAAAACTCTTTCTATTCTATTTATAGAGGAGTCCCTCGCCTAAGTCCTGCATTAAGAACCATGCAACTCATGGGAGCAATGCGAAAATTTCAAGATAATTTCTTTAAGAATGGAGCAGTACCTGGACTTGTTTTAAAAAGTCCTAATACTTTATCGGAAAAAATTAAAGAGCGAATGATTCAGTCTTGGGGTGCAAGATACAAGCCGGAAGCCGGTGGCAGACGCCCACTTATTTTAGATGGTGGAATAGAAATAGATTCTATATCAAATGTAAATTTTAAAGATTTAGATTTTCAAAGTTCGATAGCAGAGAATGAAAAGATAATTTTAAAGGCGATCGGAGTCCCTCCAATTTTGTTGGACTCTGGTAACAACGCTAACATTCGCCCAAATATGCGACTATATTATCTTGAGACTATACTACCTATAGTTCGAAAAATTAATTTTGGATTTGAAAGATTTTTTGGTTTCACTATAAAAGAGGATATAACTGATATACCCGCTCTTCAACCAGAGCTAAGATATCAATCCTCATATTATACTTCTCTAGTAAATGGAGGTATAATTTCGGCAAACGAAGCAAGAGTACAGTTAGGTTTCGAGCCGTTAGATGGACAAGATGATGTAAGAGTACCTGCAAATATAGCAGGAAGTGCAGCAAACCCTGATGAAGGCGGGAGACCCGTCGAGGAAGAGGAAGATTAGATGGCAGGATCATCAAAGCAAAAAAAGAATTTAGCAGTAACAATGGCAATGTATTTTGCCGAGGCAGGATACTTACTGGAACCAAGAGACTTTTCAGCAGATCCAAAAAGACCTGCTAATATAAAAATCTCAACTGTTAGAAAAATATTCGGATCTTGGTCTATTATGGTAAATTATACTAGATCATTTTGTCCTGATCTTATGAAAGGACTAACGAATGCTAAGCCTAAGGCGGATAGCCCGCTACAAGAATTACAGGCAAAGACCGCTAAGGCGGAAGAAGAGGGAGTAGATGGAAAAGGTATTTAATCTCACATCCACTTTCAAATCAGAAGCACAAGATGATGGTAGTGTTATGATTCGTGGTATGGCCAGTACAGCAGAATTTGATCGCGCGGGCGATTCTATTTCAGCCGATGCTTGGACGAAAGGTGGATTAAATAATTTTGAAAAGAATCCCATAATTCTTTTTAATCATGACTATAGTAGGCCTATCGGTCGAGCTAAAAAAGTCACGGCAACAAATGACGGCCTACACTTAGAAGCAAAAATAAGTAAGTCAGCTGGTGATGTTGCTGAGCTAGTTAAAGACGGTGTCCTTGGAGCCTTTTCTGTTGGTTTTCGAGTCAAGGATGCTGATTATGTAGAGGAAACCGACGGATTAAGGATAAAGGACGCTGAGTTGTTTGAGGTATCGGTAGTATCTGTACCTTGCAATCAAGCAGCTACTTTTTCACTGGCGAAGTCCTTCGACTCTAAATCAGAGTATGAAGATTTCAAAAAAACTTTCACTAATAGTGACGGGGCGCAAGTCCAAAAGGAGATAACGATGTCTGAAGAGACACAACAACCCGTTGACTTGGAAGCTTTTGCTAAAAAAGTAGCTGAGGAAACTGCTGCTAAAATTGCAATGAAGCAAGCCGAGCAAAAAGCAGCCGATGAGGCTGTACAAAAAGAAGCTGAAGAGAAAGCTACTGCTGATGCAGAAGCTAAGGCTCAGCAAGAAGAAGAAGTTAAGAGTGCTGTTGTAACTGCCGTTGAGTCAGGCACAGAGCGACTACTTAAAGATGTCGAAGCTCAGATAGCTGAGAAAGATGCTCAAATGAGCGAAGTGCTTAAGCAGCACGAAGCCGATCTCAAAGAGAAGGCTGAAGAGATTGAAAAGATGCGCGATTCAAAGCGTGTTTTTGAAAATCGTGGACGTGGAGACGTCACCAAGTGGGGCAAAGATTTTCTTGCAGCTCACATTCTTGGAAAAGTTACTCGAAAAGGCTGGGATACTTCTTATGCTAAGGATGTCCTAGAAAAAGCAGGCGTAACTTATGACGCTACTAGCGCAGCTGGTATCGACGTAAGTGTTTCTCAGGCATTTGAAGAGGAAGTAAGACTTGAGCAGAAAGTTGCTCCTCTCTTCCGTGAGATTCAAGTGGCTTCAGGTGCAACTGTACTACCAATCGCACCAGATACTGAGGACGCAAACTTCAATAACACCGGTTTAGAGACAACTGCTAACCTGTTAGAAGAGAAAGGTGCAAGCGACAATAACTACAACGTTAATCGCGTATTGCTCCAAGCGTTTAGGCTAATCTCAGGTACATTCATAGCGAATGATACTGATGAGCAAGTTGTTATCAGCGTTCTGCCGATAATTACTTCAGCTCTTGCACGCGCACATGCGAAAGCAATTGATAAAGCCATACTTCTTGGTAACTCTTCCTTTGCAGGTATTGTAGGTGGAGCTGGAACTGACGGTGCAGGTTCATTCCTCGCACTTGACTCAGCTAAGGTAACCGACCCTGATGCATCTGGTGGTTCAGACGCTATCACAGGTGCTAACTTGCTTTCAATTCGATCAGAAATGGGCAAGTATGGTGTTAATCCTAACGATGTTGCTTACATCGTACCTATCGATCAGTATTACAACTTGATTAGCGATGCAGCCTTCTCTGACGTATCAGAAGTTGGCTCAGACACAGCAATGAAGCTTATCGGTGCTGTTGGAAGCATCTACGGATCTCCCGTAATTGCATCCGATGCTCTTGCTGATCAAACTTCTGCAGGTGGCGCTGTAACAACTTCAGCAGCCGTAGCCGTTGCACACCGCAACTATGTTATCCCCCGTCTGAAGGGAGTTAGCATTGAGACTGATTACGAAGTAGCCGGTCAGCGTACTGCAATCGTAGCCGCACAATCACTCGGATTTAACGAGTTGGTTGCTGGTGACGGTGCAGGCAATGAGCCTTCAGTAAGGATCGAGTATCAGTAAAACTGATACACCTAATTAGAATTACATTAGTGATTCTAGTAACTCGGGGGAGGCAATCCCTCCCCCAAGTTTTAAATAAATAATTTATGGCGAATTTAATAACACTACAAGATTATAAAACTGCAGAAGGCATTACTCAGCCAAAGGATGATGCACGTCTAAACGTATTAATTCCGTCAGTAAGTCAGCTAGTAAAAACTTACTGTGGGAATAGTTTTGTAGATTATTACTCTTCAAACAAGACTGAAACTATTGATATTACTTGGGGTACATATATTGCTCAACTCACCGAGAGCCCTGTTAATGCAATAGTCAGTGTACAAGAAAGAACAGCATATGATGCTACCTATACTACACTTACTACAGGAGCACATGAATATTACTTACATTCCGACACAGATAGCATTTATAGAACAAATAGTTCGGGATTATTTCAAAACTGGCCAACAGGTGTTGGAGCAGTTAAAATTGTTTATACAGCCGGCTATAGCGCTGTGCCTTCTGATCTTAAGCTCGCAGTGCTTGATTTAATTACTTACTATCTAAAGGACGAGCATAAGCAAAGGCAATCTATAGCAGGTGCTAGTATACAGAACCAAGGAAGTTCTGGACAATCAAACAATGTAGGATTCCCCGACCACATTAAGAGGGTATTAGACCTATATAAGAATTTTTAATGTCAGCTCCTAAATTACATGCTTTCTTAACTAAACTTCATAATGAAATAAAGAAAGATAAAGATGCCACTGCTTATCGAAAAAGCACAGGAGATGAAAAAACTCATATATTTACTTTTGACTCAAATGATATTAAATCAGCAATAAAAACCTATATAGATATTGCTGTAAACGATCCAACCGCAGGATTAGAAGATTTTGATAAAGATTTAGATAAGCAATTAACAGTATTAACCAGAGCTATAAAAATTAAGTTTAAAAGTTTTATAAAAAGCTCAGGAAAAAAGCAATATAATGCAGAGCTAGGTGCTGAAACTTCTACGTCTATTATAATTACTGTTTCTCAAGCTGAGAAAGGAGGAGGCCAAAAAATATATCCTTTAATTGCTAGAACATACCAGACGATCCTAGATAAGTGGTATAGTAAACGATTTTTACCTTTACTTACTACTAAAAAAATAGTAAGACCAAGTAGTAAAGGTACTTCTGAGGTCTCTACTGCTGGAAAAGCTTTTAACTTAGAACATAAAAAAGGAAGTAATATTCATCATCAAATTCATGATGCTATGGTTGAAGCCCTATATGATGAACTTAATGATGATTCTATAGAGTACAATAAGTTAGGTGCCGAAGTCAGAGAGCTACTAGATACCGTAGAAACTATTTTAACAGTAGTAAAAAATTTAGAACTAGGAGAAGTAACTGTAAGTCTAGGCAATGCATATTTAAACACTCAAGCCGGAGGTGGTGAAGAAAAAGGAATGATGCAGGCTTTAAAAAAGGCACTAGAAAAGTTAGAAGCCCATAATATCCAAGGATCTGATAGTTTATCCGAGGGAACTCGAAAAAAGCATGTAAAGGAAATTATTGATCCAATTAAAAAGGTAGCAAAAAAGAATAAAAAAGTTAAACTTACTCATGAAGAGTTTCTTATTAAAAATGGTAAAGGAAGTGTAAGTAAGTCCGTAAAGCGCAAGACTGGTATAGGAAAAAAGAAAACTTTACCAATAAAAAAGAAAAAATTAATTACAAAAGATACAAAATCAATGTTCACTGTAATAGCAATGATTAATCAAAAGTTGCCACAAACTGTAAAGAAAAATATGGGAAATCCAAGATTAGAAAATAGAAGTGGACGATTTGCTCAAAGTGTTAAACTAACAGATGCCACAACAACAGCAGAGGGATTTCCTAGTTTTGGATATACTTACGCTAAAAATCCTTACCAAGTTTACGAAATAGGAACTGGTAAAAGTCCTTGGGCAAACCCAGATAGAGATCCAAGAAAATTAATTGATGCATCTATAAGGGAACTTGCGGCTCATATGGCACTAGGAAGGTTTTACACGAGGAGAGTATAATGGCTAATGAAAGACTTTATACTTCTCGTAGACAAGGAATCTCAAAAGCACTAGCAGATAAACTTGCTTTAATTGATGGAAGAGGTTTATATCATCAATCAGTGGCAGAAACAAGTGCGAGATTAAAATTCTGGGACGAAGTAGAAGAGTTCCCAGCAATACATCTAAATGCGGGGTCAGAAAGTAGGCAGTACCAAACAGGCGGATATAAAGATAGATTTTTAAATGTAACAGTTCGTTGTTATGTTAATGAAGAAAATTCAGTAGAAGCTCTAGATGAATTACTAGAAGATGTAGAGACTGTTCTTGAAGAAAATAGTCGATTAAAATATCATGATAGAAATGGTTTAGAGCAGTTTACGCAACAAATCACAATACTCAGTATAGATACTGATGAAGGTGTATTAGATCCTCTAGGAGTTGGAGAAATTCTTATAGAGGTTCGATATTAGAAAATTCTGGCACGAATAAACATTCACGACCAGTCTTTTCAAGTTTCATAGGAGATAAACACTATGGCAGAACAGCTATATTTTAGCCGTGATACTCGGATGATCGTTCAGTTCCGAAATACCACGGAGAATACAGAAACTGCTGCGAATTTCGGATTAGGGGCTTGCTGGGAAATACCTATTTTAGATGGGTATAGCTTTTCTCAGGCAACAAATACTTCCGAAATAACACTCGCAGAAATGGAAAGTACTGTTGGAGTATCACGTAGAGGACGTCGTATGTTTACTGACTCTCTTGCTCCCGCAGAGTGGTCTTTCAGCACGTATATACGTCCTTTTGACTCAAAAGGTCAAGATGGAGTTACATCAGGAGTAAAAGCAGCGGAATCAGGAACAACCTCAGAAGTTCATGCAGTTGAAGAAGTATTATTTGCTCAGATGTTTGGGGCGGATGAATACTCAAGTAGTCTCTTTAAAAGATCAACTAGCACAAATCCAGTAACAGGACCAGTAATAACTCCTGCTGCTGCAGAATCAGCTATTGTTCTTACAGAGTCTAACCGTTCAGCGCTTCATGCAATGACCATATGGTTCTGGATAGATACAGCAACATCAAATCCATTAATATATAGGCTACCAGAAGCCGTTGTAAATGATGTTAGTATTGATTTTGATGTTGATGGAATTGCAACTCTAAATTGGTCAGGATTCGCAAAAGAAGTTCAGGATAAGTCCGGAAATGTAATTGTCAAGAATGTCCGACCTACAGTTGGCAATGATACTACTGCAGGAAATGACATTGCTCTTGGTGATGTTTGGATTGATACTGGTAATTCCCTAGGTCGTGCATTTCATCTTATTAAATCATTACCTGGAAGTGGACAACTTAGTACAAGTAATGTAACTCAAGCAATTGATGAAGCAACTACAAGTACAAAGAACTTTATTCGAAATCGACTAACTTCGGTTGATATTGAAGCTTCAGATCAAGCAGATAAAATATCTACTATCTTTCCAGGATCACACGTTACATTAACTGCTGCAACAAAAGCCAATCCTGTTGTAATAACGGCAAACGGACATGGTTTTGCAGTAGGTGATGTCCTAAGAATAACGGGTGATAGTGGACATGATACAAGTAGTGGTGATGCTACTGATCCTATTGGCGGAGGTATTGATTTAACTATTACAGCCGTATCAACAAATACATTTACTATCGGAGCATTAAATGGTACAAACCATGTAGGAACATTTAATACAACTGGTTGTGTTGCTCACAATGGTAAGTATTCGTTAACACTAACTGGTGGTAGTTTTAATATTGCAAATAATATTACATATCTAGTACCGGAAGAATTAGGTGCAATTAACAAACCACTAGAACACGTAACAGGCACACGTACTGCTACGGGTAATGCTACTTGTTATCTAACACTTAATGATTCGGATCTAACGTCAGGTACTTCTAGACAGTTTTTTAACGATCTAGTAAGTGATGGCGCAATGGGTAAAGTTGTGAATAAATTTAAAGTTACAATGCATATTGGTGGCTCTGCAGCAACAGGTAATGCTACTGATCCTGCATTAAAAATTATTTTCCCAACCGCACACATTGAGGTACCAACTCACCAAGTAGAGGATGTAATATCTGTAGAAACCAATTTTAACGCACTCCCAACAGATTTTGGAGCTGCTGACGAAATTACGAGTCTCACCTACTATCCAGTAGACGATTACGCCTAACTTATAAAAGGGGCTTCGGCCCCTTTTTTCTCTCACCCTCCAAAAATAATTCTTGACATTTTTTGTCTTTTGAATTATACTATCTCTATAAATTTTAATAAGGATTGATCTAATGCCAGAAACAACCACAAAGAAAGAACCTGTATCACTAGCGAGTTTAATGACTCCGAGTAAAACCGTAACCATAGACTACCCTGGCTATGAAGGAATGACGGTTGATTTATGTCACTTAGCAAGAGAAGAATTAGTAAAACTTCGTAAACGTTGCTTAAGTACAAAATGGAATAAAAAAACTAGACAACCCGAAGAAGATTTAGATGAAGATAAGTTTTTAATAGAATACTGTAAGGCAGTTATAAAAGGATGGAAAGGACTAAAATATTCTTACCTAGAAGAGCTTCTTTTGGTAGATGTTTCTCAATTTGATCCTGACGACTGTTTAATTTATACTGCAGATAACGCACAGCTACTCATGAAAAATGCGAATGATTTTGATACATGGGTTACAGAAACAGTAGGTGATCTAGAAAATTTTACAGCAAGCAAGTCGCCGAAATAGAACGGTTACTTGTTAAACAGCTTGAAGGTTCTTCTAGTGCTATTGATGTTGAGAAATATTTAAAAATATGTGAAGAGTTGGGTGAGGAACCTGACCCTGAAAGAATGCCACCCGATGCCTCAGATTTTCCATTGGAGGTACAAGTGGCATTTTTTATGTATAATTTACTCTCGGATCGTTTCGAAGGAATGTCAGGAACTTACTTAGGAAAAGAATGGGGTCCATGCGAAAGCTTATTTGAATGGTATAAAATAGAAGACAAGCAAGAAATTTATACCTTTATGAAATTAATAGAACAAGTTACAGTAAAACATAGTGCAGAACAAGCAGCAAAACAAAGAAAAGCAGAAGAGCGAAAAAAAGCTAACAGCGGTGCTGGTAAAACTTACACCCATAATGTAAGAGGATAATGGCAAAGAATAAAATCGAAATCGATGTTAAAGCTGATGACAAAGGCAGTCTGAAGAAAGTAGGTGTAAGTTCAAAAAAGGCGGCCAAAGGATTAGATGATACAGGAAAAGCCGCAGCTACTGCTGATCGTAATTTAAAAGGTGCGGCACAAACATCTGCTAACGGTACAAAAAACTTTTCAAAAATGTCCCAAGGAGTGGGCGGTTTAGTAGGTGCATATGCTACTTTAGCTGCTCAGGTCTTTGCTGTATCTGCTGCATTTCAATTTCTTAAAAGTGCAAGTGAGATTACTAACTTAATTGCTGGTCAAGAAGCTCTTGGCGCAGTTACTGGTGTGGCTTATAAAACAATTACTGCAAGTATTCGAGAAGCAACAGATGGGCAGTTATCCTATGCAGAAGCGGCTAAAGCTGCAGCTATTGGTACTGCTGCAGGGCTAAGTCCTGCTCAGTTAGATAAATTAGGTACTGCAGCAAAAAATGTGTCAAATGCTCTTGGAAGAGATTTAACAGATTCTTTTAATCGATTAGTTCGCGGTATAACAAAAGCAGAGCCAGAACTATTAGATGAATTAGGTATTATTTTAAGATTAGATACTGCATCAAAAGATTATGCGGATGCCATGGGTATTGTAGGTCGTGAACTAACTGTATTTGAAAAAAGCCAAGCGGTTGCAAATACAGTTCTAACACAGGCGGAAGAAAAATTCGGAGCCATTGAAAAAATAATGGATCCTTCAGCCGCTGCTTTAAATAGGTTCTTAAATAGTTTTGATTCATTGCTTAATAGTTTTAAAGGTGCAGCAATGGATACTCTTCGACCTGTCTTTGAGTTTTTATCAGAAAATACCGGTGCTTTAACAGCAGCGTTAGGTTTATTTGCAATTCCTATTATAAAAAGTATTCTTCCTGCTTTTGATGATTGGGAACAAAAGGCGAGTGAAAAATTGGGAAAACAAGTAACCGCTTTAGAAGCATATCAAGAGGAGTTACGAGAAACACGCGAAGAAATTATGATGTTAGGCCAGTCAGAAAGTGATATTACAAAAAATTCCGCATCCTCTACAAAAAGTGTTTTTTCAGATTTAGGAATGGAAACAACAGGTAAAAAGGGCGGAGATAAAGGTACTGACTTTTTACTTGGAACTTCCGATACAAAACGATCCCAAGCAAATGCAAAACGAATTTTAGACAGTGCTCAAAACCAAATGGAGCGTCATGGTAAAATAATGACTGGAAAATTACAAGGAGCATCTAAACAGCAGTTAGCTATTTTACAACGAAACTTTAAAGCACGATCTAGACTATTAAAAGGTCTTGAAGTAAAAAGTAATATTACTTTTAAAGCTATGACTTTACATGCTCAATCTTTTGCAACAAAAGCAAAAATAGCTATGACAGGGTTACAGTCATACGCAACAAAATGGTCTAAAAGAATGTCAAAGATTACTAGCGGTGCATTTGCAATTGCTGGATGGATAGGTGCAATAATGTTAGTAATTGAAGGATTTAAGGCTTTAATAAATTTTATGTTTCCAATTAGTGACGAAGTTAAAAGAATGCGTGAAGAGATTGAAGGATTTACTTCCTCTACAGAAACTTTAAATAAAGAACTATATAAAATGGCAGAAGTTAGACCGTTACTTGGAACAATCGAAGGAGTAAAACAAGTAGGAAAAGCTTTAACAAGCGCGGATATAAATAATAGATTTGCTGAGTTTAGTAGGTTAGACGAAAGTGAAAAAGGATTTGAGGCAGCTAAAAAAGGTATGCAAGGAACACTTGATGCTTTAGCAAAGTTAAATCCTGCTATGAAAGTTTTTGCAGAAGAATTTAGGAATACAGGAACTTTAACAGATGACTCTAAAGCAGGCATGAAAGTATTATCAGATGCTTATCAAAGCGCCCAAGTAGCTGCAGATGCTTTAAAACAAAGCACAAAAAGTCTGAATGAAGAATTAAAGAGTTTAATTGGTACTGGATTAACAGTTGATCCAACTATTAACTATAGAGGAGCTCTACAAGCACAAATAGCAAATTTAGAGGGAGTATTATCAGGTATTCAATTACTTCTTCCAGTCGTACAACAAGGAGTTGTAGATGCCCAAGCTGCTGCTGATGCTGCTCAAGAAGCAGCAAGTAAACAGTATGGAGCTCTCTCGGGCAGTCTTACACCAGGACCGAGTAAAGAGGAAGCAGAGGAAGCAAATAAACAGGCACAAAAAGCTTTAACATTAGCAAAAGCACAGCTTAAAAATAGATTAGACAGTGAAAAAAGATATTCGCTTTTACTTGAAGGAAATCAAATACAATTAAAAACTTTTCAAGATGCATCTGATAAGTTAAATCAGTCTTTTGAAAGTAGACTACTTCTTGAAGAAGAATCTTCTAACCTTAAAACAAATGGAATTACTCTTGCTGATAGAGATTCTAATCTTCAATCAAAAGCATTAAGTATTGCTGCTGAGCATTTAAAAGTTGTAGATAAAGAGCAGTTAGCTCGTACAAATTTAACAGCAGTAGAAGCAAGACTTGCAAACTTAAAAGGCGACCAGTCAGACGCAGCAATTAAACTTCGATCAGAAACAAATGCAGAGCTAGCTGCTGCTACGGCTGCTGTCAAAGCAGCTGAAAAGAACACAAAAATAAGTGAGAAAAATCTTTTACTTAAAAATCAAAGTCTCGGCAATGAAATTATCGCTCTAGATGTACTAAAACAGCAAGTGCCTATCGAAAAAGAAATATCAAACTTAAAATTAGCTAGTAGTAATAGGGAAATAACATTTGAACAAAAAATGGCTCAATTTGCAGGAAGCTCATTAGAAAGAGCCAGACTAGAAAGAGATAATAAAAAACAAACATTACTTGAAAATAGTGCAATAGCAGTTAAAGAATTAGAAATTGCAGGAATAGCTTTACAAAGTGCAGAAAATCTATCCGAAGAAGAAAGACAGCGAAGAGTACAGGCAGCACAAGCAGCAGCAGAAAAACTCGCAGCTTTAACTGAAGAGCTTAGACTTGAAGGTGAGATTGCTAATATAGCAAATAGAAAACAAGAAAGTGCAAACAAAGATTTACAAGGTAGAATTGACCGTTTAAGTCTTGATCCAAGAAAACAAGCAGGAAATGAAGCGGCTTATGAAAGAGAACTGGACGGCGGAAACGAAGCGCAGGTAGCACGAGCTAGACAATTAGCAGAAGCACAATTTGATTTAAATTTAGAACTAGAACAAACACAAGGTTTATATGATACTATTAATAATAGTATGGCTTCTGCCTTTGAAGGAATGATTACGGGTGCAAAGAGTGCTAAAGAAGCTTTTGCAGATATGGCAAAAGCAATACTTGCTGATCTTGCCAAAATGATTGCAAAACAAATGGCGTTACAAGCCATAGCAAGTGCGAGTAGCTTTTTTGGATTTAAAGAGGGTGGTATAACTCCAGAGTTCGCTGGGGGTGGAATAAGCCCTATGAAAGGAAAAAGATATACAACAGGAGGAATTGCAAGAGGGCCTGTGCACGGATATAATGCAGTTCTTCACGGTAATGAGGCAGTAGTACCTTTACC